TACACCTGCCGAAGTACTAAATGATTTAGACCCCGTATTTATTATAGATCAATATCATGTAGTGGTTGTTAATCTTAATGGCGCAAAGTCGATATTAAAATTACAAGATAGAAGTGTTGGAGTTGACTTGCCTTTAGTTTTGACTACTGATTTTATTACATTACCTACTTCTGTTGGAGCTACGGTGGCCCACAAGGTCCGCAGGGAATTCAAGGCGTTCAAGGTGCTTCCGGAACAAACGGGGTAGATGGAACAAACGGAGCAACGGGTCCTCAAGGAATACAAGGCGAGCCAGGAATAGATGGCGTAGATGGAACAAACGGGACAAACGGTATTGATGCTTCAAACAACCTACAACGAGACGCTTCAGCTAGTTTTACGGTATCGGATAGTGACAACAACTACGTGATACAATTAAAAAACACTACAGATATTACTGTCACGGTTCCGGCTTCTGGATTACGAACTAAATTTAATGTAGGTTTTTCGAGATTAGGAATAGGAGAAGTAAGTTTTGTAGGAGATACAGGTGTAACATTACAAAATCCAATAGGTTACAGAATAAATAGACAGCTTGATCCGGCTTATATTGAGCGAGACGCCGATAGTCAGATTTATACGTTGTTTGGACAAACTAAAATATAAAATATGCATCCATTTAAAAAAATGATATTGAGTTTGGTGTTAACCGAAGATTCTCCAATGCCTATGTTAGAATCAGGCGCATATAGTTCTGTATCACAAGCTTTACCCGATACAGGATGTGCTTTGACAATAGATACATACTGTTGGATTGATACAGCAACTAATGGTATGATTAATTCTGGAGACATTGCTTACACTGATGTTGAAGGGACTAATCCTATTGTTGGAGGTAATCAATATTTTAAAATTTCATTAGTAAGCAGTTACGTTGTTTTGATTGATGACTTTGGGGTAGTTTCGGTACATACAATTTGCGTATAATAATAAATAAAATTAAATCATGAGTAATAAAAGAATTCGCCAAATCACAGAAACTATATTCGGAAGAGAACCATTCGTTTATACTGTTGGGCAAGAGAGAAATTTACCTATAAACGGTAAGCACGAAAAACGTACCATATTTGAAATAATAGCAACGGAAACTTGTTATGAGATTTATATTGGCTCTGGAACCAAAATGCAGCATTGGAACGATATTGCTAAAAGTGACCGTGTGAATGTGCAATACTTTATCGACTAATTATGAGGATGACCGATAAATTTATCGTATCGCCGTTAAACGGGGAAAAGTTCTTGAACACTAAACAAGTAGGCGAAAAAACTCTTATTACTAATACTTCAATAGAACACGCTTCTAATGTAAACCGTATCGGAGTTGTAGTTTCGTTACCCATGAATTACGAAGGAAATATTAAAGTTGACAATCACGTGGTAGTTCAGCACAATATTTTCAGAACTTATTTCGACGGAAAAGGAAGAACAAGGGAATCTGATTTTCACATTAAAGATGATTTGTACCAAGTTTTACCGGAATTGGTTTATTTGATAATTCGCGGCCAAGAGAAAATCGCAGTGGACAATTACGTATTCATCACACCTATCGTAGAAAATAAAAAATGGATTGGAGAAACAGAACTAGAACACGTAGGTATAGTTAAATACACCAATGATATACTGATTAAACAAGGCGTAAAAGTAGGCGACAAAATAGCGTTTGGTACTGATTGTGAATATGAATTCTTGATCGAAGACGAAAGACTGTACCGCATGAGAACAAGTCGGATTCTTGCCAAATTAGAATCGTAGTTATACTATGCCTTTTTTAAACGACAACAAACGTTTGTTAACGTTTAATTTATATCTTTGTCTATATGAAAGGATTAAGTGAGGAAATAGAAATATCCATTAAGAACGCCCTTGAGGGGATGGAACTTAGCGTTGACATTTTAAAGGTCGATGATGATAAACTATCTACTCTTGTGAAATCCAGGATTGATTCTTTTACAGCGATAAAAGAACTACTTGTTTCCTGGCAAAACTCACCGAATGCTCCTAGTCACGAAAAGTTGAAAAGCTATATTATAGAACTTGTTAATGCCGGAGAAAACTCCATAGAGGTATTAAGACAAGCGTTAAAAAAGAAAATAAACTTTGACGATTTGGATGCCGAAAAATATGGTAACGCTATTCGTTCAAAACCGATTATTCTAAAAGCGATCACTGATATTAATTCTGGAAATTTAGAACTCCGAAACCAAATCGAAGCAGATAAATTTGATTTAGCTGAAAGAGATTTTAAGCGAGGTTATCCTGAGAAGTTTGCCAATCAAGAGTTTTATCCAACTAAAAACTATCACAAAGAATGGTATGACGTAGACACGGATAGCGTAATGATTTGCCCGTTAGGGACTAAAGGTGAAATTATCACATTGGACGGGCTGAATATCATGTTGCCTAAAAAGCCAAAACAAACCGAAATTCTATACCACAGACTACCAAAAGAGCAACAATATTGGAGAAGAGCAGAGATGCCCGCCGGACTTACGCCTGATACTGAAGAAGCTTTTACGGAGTTTATCTTAAAGGAATTCAAACGTAGACGCGAAGGACTTTGGTTTATGAATAACGGTAAAGCGGTTTACATCACTCCTGAGCATTACATGGGATTGCAATGGAATCAGATGGCCGATACCGGAGGTTATAAAGAGTTCAGAATGGCTCAGGCTAATATGTACTATTTTGCTAAAGCATGTCTTCTTGATAAAAGATGTATTGGAATGTTTTTCACTAAAGGACGTCGTACCGGATTTACCGAAATGGCTTTGGATCATTTAGTTCAACTATCTACAACAACCAAGAACCAAAAAATAGGAATCACATCTAAGAGTGACGTCGATGCAGCGGTTGCTTTTCAAAAATACTCGTATGTGATTCAGAATTTACCATTCTTTTTTCAACCGGTGGTAAAAGGTAAAATTGATGATATTAAGAAAATGGTATTTGGTAAGCCTTCTGATAATTCAAGAGCAGCCAAAAAAAATAAAGATACTTCTACTTCTGATTACTTAAACACAACAGTCGATTATAGAGCTACTGCCGTACTTTCTTATGACTCCGTAAAACTAGATATGTACTTAGGTGATGAAGCTTCAAAATGGGAGTATCTAAGTTATTTAGCGCATTGGGCGAATATCAAGCCTACCATGATTCAAGGTGGTAGAGTTATTGGAAAAGCATTCATTGGCTCCACAGTAAATCCATTAAACAAAGGAGGAAGCGATTTTAAATTAATGGATATTGGGTCTAATGTATCAAGACGTAATGATAACGGTAGGACTACTACGGGATTGTACGCTTATTTCTTGCCGGCGCATCAAAATGCGGAAGATTACACTGATAAATATGGCGTTTGCCATTCGGTAGTAGAAACAGGAAAGAGTTTTGTAAATGCTCAAGGAGAACTAAAACTCTACGGCGCGTTACAATACCTAGAAAACGAATTTAAGTCAGCAAGACTACTTGGAGAAAAAAATTATTGGAATGCTAGGAGATTGGACCCAATTACTAAAGTAGACGCGTTCAGAGACGAATCTACTTCTTCTATTTTCGACGAAGAAAAAATAAATGCACAATTAGAGCATAACGAATTATACGATGTACGCAAAACATTAACCCGTGGAAACTTTTCTTGGGAGAATAATATTCCGGATACAAAAGTGATTTGGACCCCTACTGAAAAAGGTAGGTTTCTTGTGGGATGGATACCGCCGGAGGAAATGCGTAATAAATGGGTTGTTAAACGTAATGAATTTGGACACGTCTCAAAACATCCATTAAATGATGATTTAGGTGCTTTTGGAACTGACACTTACGATCAAGACTCAGTACAAGGAAGTAAACTTGAAGATACAGAAAATGGATCAGAGTACAATGGAGGATCTAAAGGCGCGATGCATGGATTGACAAGAACTACAATGAAAGATGCACCGAGCAACTTCTTTTTCTTGGAATACATCACAAGGCCACAGACTGCCGAAATATTCTTCGAAGATTGCTTAATGG